CACCCTCTGCGCGGGTCATAGATGGCAGGGTTATTTCAGCCTCAAACATTTGACCGCCATGTGAGAAAACCTGCTCCTTGAATGTGAAAGGAGAGCGAGAGATGCCAACAGAACTTCTCGCGCGTAGGTTGATAGACTGGACGCCAGAGACGGTCGGTAGGTTTATCGGATAAGAAATTGCCATTGGTTAACCTTACATTGAGCCGCGACGCTGGGCGTCGATGACCGCCGCCTTGGATGCTTGAGTGATTTGCGGCATTAGCTGTGCGATTTCAGTGCGAACAGTTTGCGCCACACCAGTCGATATGTTGATGCTTTGATTGATGACAACGCCACCTCCGCTAGAGACTTGGTTGTTCGGAATGATATGCCCGCCCCTTGTTCCCATAGTCAGGATTTCTGGGCCACGCTCGCCCACGAGGTAACTGCCGCCAGCCTGAACAGCGCCACCGATTGCTTTGCCGCCGCCAAAGAACCCGCCTAAAGCTCCAGCAAGCGGGCCTGTGATGCTTTTTTGAATGGCAATCTTCAGCAAGTCGTTGACGATGCTACGAGCCATGTCTTTGAAGGCGTCCTTGGCGGATTTGGTTCCGTCGATGATACTCATGATACCGTCCTCAAGGCTCCCCAGCCCGTTCAACGAGGCTTCAACCAAGTTCGCTTTCAACTCCTTAGAGGAGTCAGAGAAATCTTTTAGCTTGCCCACCGCTTGCTCAAGAGGCGTCTGCAATCTTGTGATTTCTTCACCAGCCCCTTTTGCTTTCACACCTATTTGCTCGACGCTGACAGTTACTTCATCATAAGCCGACGACACCTCTCTTAACCGAGCAACCGTCGCTTCGCCAAACGCCTCCTCAGACATTTCAGAAAATCCCGGAAGCTGGGCTAGGGTTGCGTTGAAAAACTCGGCAAATGCAACCTTTAGCAGACTAAGCCCATGAATAGTATCAGCCACTCTGGACAAGACTTTCTGGAGGATAGACTTGCCAAGGCTCGCCATTGCTGGCAGGACTGCAACCGTTATTTGTTGCGCGATGGAGCCGAATGTTCTTTTCAGTTTATCAAATAGGTCATTGGCTTCTTCGACCTTCTTGGCGTCCTCACCAGAAAGCGCGAAAGTCAGCTTGTTGTATTCTTCCCTCGTTTTCTTGAGTTCCTCAGAACCTTCCTGCAACATATTGACCATGCCAGCACCAGAGCGACCAAACAAGTCCATCGCAAAGCGAACGCGGTCTGCTGGGTTTTCGATGTTAGCGAACCCATCGGCGACCTCGTTTAAAAGTTCGTCGGTAGTCTTAAGAGAACCATCATTATTTGTGAGTGTTACGCCGAGAGCGTCAAAAGCCTTGACGCCAGTGCCGAGGCCAGTCGATGCCTCGGAGATTGACTTGTTGAACTTTTCAAAGCCCTTGGATAATTCTGCCGCGCCAGTGCCAGATTGAGAGGCCGCAAACTGAAGTGTTTGTAGCTGGTTGACCGTGATGCCCAAGCGAGCAGATTGCTTTGCCAAATCGTCGATGTTGGACGCCATAGCCTTCAGGGCCGCGCCAGAACCGAGTGTTACCAGTGCGCCCTTAACGCTGAAAACTGATTTTTTGACGCCATCTAGTCCGCGACGAACACCAGCAAAACCAGCGCGGGTTTTGTCAAATGCTCTTAATACGATATTAAGTTTCTGGTCGGCCATCAGCTATATGCTCCAAGTATGCAACCCATTCAATGAGTTCATTGTAGGGCATTTCTTCGATTTCGCCAATGGTCTTACCAAGGCGGTCAGCGAGAGCGATAACCATCAGGCGGTCATCGCTTAGTCCTTTTTTACCTCGTCAACCTCGGACATATCGCCCATCAGTTGCCCAGCAACTTCCGAGACAGTGGAGACCGATTGGCGCATCAGAACGGGCTTGTCGCCAATGTCAAATGCCTTGTTGCCTTCGGAGTCCATCGCCTTGAGAATAATCAAATCCACAAGAGCCTCGATGGTCATGTTGCTTAGAAAATCAGGATGCTTGCGTTGAATTTTTCCAAACTCACCGCAGTTAAGTGGGGTGGCGAAAAGAACCATCGGCTCGTTTTCGTCACCCCATTGTTCAACCTCAACACGCTTTGTGTTGCTGTTTGTCTTTGCGCTTATGCGCTCACCAAATGCAGACATAGTGCCACCCCTTGTCCGTTAGATGTTAAACAGTTGTTTCGGTCAGTGCGCCTGAACCTTGGATGCTCAAGGACATTTCAACCATTCCGTCAAATGACGCAGTGATTGAACGACCAGTCACGATGCCTGAACCTGTGTAATATGTGTCGCCAGCACCGTCGCCTTCTGGATAGACTGAGAATGTTACAGACGCGCCAGAGTCCACAGCACCTTGGGCTGTGTCGCCTTCGTCGAAGTAAACTTCAAACGTCGCGGAGAAAGTGGTCAGACCTGCTTTATAAGTCCGCGCCGCGTCTCCGATTGTTGTATCCTCGATAGTCTCGCCAGAGCTTTCGATTGTGTAAGAACGGATTTCGCCCAAAGTATCTGAGCCAATTTTTACCGTTCCTTCGCTACCTGTGTGTGTTGCCATGATTATGCCTCATTGGTTTTGGTTGCTTCGGGTTTCGGTGATTTAGCCTTCACCTCGGCTTTTGGTTTGGCTTTCTCTGTAGACCAACCCTTCTTCACAAGGCTCTCGACTTTGTCATCCCAGACTTCCATCGTGCTTGAACCTTTGTAAACTGTAATTCGCTTCGCCATCATATCATCCTATGCCGGAGTTTCAACGTCGTTTTCAAGTGTAGCATACAAGACCTGAACCGTAAATCGGCCAACACCGACAGGCTGGTCTCCCTCTGCGGCGTAAGTAGACTCGAAAGATACGACTTGTGTGTCCTTGGCGTTACCGCCTCTGGTCGCATCTGTCGCCAATGCTTCCTCAATCTCAACCGCAATCGTGTCGAGTGTGTCGTCTAAATCCTCTGTGGCCTTCACATAAGCCTCAACCATAACCTCTAAGGTTCTGACCTGAGTGCGTGGTCGCGTGACAGTAGAATACTCAGTGTCCTCTGAGTTTGTGTAAACACAGAGGCTTGGGACTTTGGCATCAGCCAACGGGTAAAAGCGCGTCGGAAAAATCCTCGCGCCAGTGGTGGTCAGTCCGGTCAAAGTCGTGACCACATTGTCCCTGATTGTCTTTCTAACGTGCGCCATTATTGCTCCTCAAGAACCAGCGTCGTTGTGCCAGTTCCATCATCCTGCACGACCACAATCTTGTAGTCCGTTGCTGAAATTACAATCGCGTCGCCCTCTGCGGCAGTAGACACGTCAGACGTGGCGCAGACAAAACGAGGCTGGTTGATTGCGAAAGCAACAGAGCCACCGCTTTCCATCTCCAGATACTCACTATCAAAGATGCCTTTGACGGTCGAGGACGCGCCACCTACAGGTGTATAGGTCGCATCGACCGCGAAGTCGTCAGTCTCGAAAAAGATTGCAAGTTCTGTCGCGGTCTCTACAGCCATTAATCGGCCTCTTGGAAATCTACATCAGTGACCGCACGATTGGTCACTTTTTTCGCCTTCTTAGGGGCTGGTTTAGCTTTTGGTTGCGGAGCAGATGTTGCTTCTACGCGACCCATTGCGACAAGCGAACTGCTTTCGTTCGTGTCGGAAATCTCGATAACTTCGCCAGCTTGCACTCGTTTGCCGCCGACTACTGTGTTCTTCAATACTAAATAAAACATACTTCCACCTTATGTAAAAAAAGGTCAGGAGAGAGGTGTTTAGGGGCCACCTCTCTCCATCACTATTTAGTGCTTACGCACCGTCGTTGTTGTAAGCGAAGCTCACAGCGTGACGAACAGCAACGTCAACAGTTTGCAGTGCAGTCACGTTGACTGTGCCGCTTGTGCTGTTGCTGTATGGGTCAACAACAATGTCAAGACCGCCATACAGACCAATCAGAGCGTCAGCGAAGTTACCGAAGTAAAGGTCGCCAGCAGTGACTTGGTTAGACACGATTGCATTGTAGCCGTTGATTTGACCATCTGGGCCAACTACGAACTGGCCTGAACCAGCATCTTTCAATGCTGTTTTCAGCGCACCATACATAGAGGCTGGCAAGATGTAGGCCAAGTTGCCCAACAGAGCGTTATCTTCAGCAACGGCAGTTTCCATTGCAACAACTTCTGCGAAGGTTGGGGTAGCGGCGGCAAAGTTTGTTGGCGTGTTGATGCCAGACGTTGCGCTGATACCTGTAGGCTGACCGGAAGAACCAGAGCCGGACAATGCGCCAGCGTCGATTGACAGGGCGATGCCTTGGGCAAGGTCGTTACGGATGAGGTTCTCAATGTCCAAAGAAGATTGTTGCATCATCAGACGTGTAATCTGAGTGTGTGCGCCAACTACTTTTGGTGACATTGTGATTTGACCGAAGGTAGGCTCGCTCTCAGCAGATGCCGCACCTTCTGTTGCAATCCAACCAGCAGTCGAAGCGGCTGATTTTTTCGGGATTACAACGTCGCCTTGCAGACCGTTAAGAACGGTTGCGCCAGCGGCCATTACGCTAGAAGCGTTGCGAAGAACGTCAACAAAATCACCGCCACGGAAATCTTCAGCAATCAGGGCTGAATCATCGGAGGTGTTCACGTCACGTTTGGCCCAAGAGCGCAGAACTTCGGTTGGAAGCATTACGCCACGAGCAGAGCGACCAGTTGCGCGTTGTGCGGCTTCTGACACTTCCATCTCAAAACGGGCTTCTTCTTGAGCCTGACGGTCTGATGGGTTGGCCATTGCACGGATTGCGCGCATTACGCTGAAGTCACGGACTTCGTCTTTGCTCAGACCAACTTCGGCAGTTTCGAGAGGCTTGTCGCCAATTACTTCGAGCAGTTCACCACGGAACTGGTCAAGTGATTTGTTTTCGGCAACAGCTTTGGTAGCAATATCGCTACGCTGATGTTTTGCGCCCAATTCAATGATTGCGGCGACTTCTTTGTTGCGAGCAGAACGAGCTTCGTCTGCGACAACATTGATATCGATGTCAGACATTTGTGTCTCCTTGATTTCGATAGTTTCAGTTTGGGGTTCAGGTGAAATATCCTTAGAGCGGCCAACGCCAACCGACTGGTCAGCAGGGATGCTCACTACAGATACTTCCATCGGAGACCAAGATTTGACGCGGTAGCTATCCTCGCCCTCTCGCTCCATTTTGTTGACTGAGTAGCCAACGCTGATATTCGCACGGATGCCATCCGTAACGTCATCAAACACCTCTTTAGCCATTCCGTTCTTGCCGAACCGAACTGTTGCCCGCAACACGCGAGACGAACCATCGAGAGTTACATCCTCAACAACGCCGATTTGTTGGCGTGGGTCATGGTCAAGCAGAAGTGGCGCACGGCCTGACTTCAAGAATGACAAGTCCACGCTCTTTTCAGTGTGGTCGAGAATTTCTTTGCCGAAGTTGCGCTCAACAGGTTCTTCGCTGGAGACTGCAATTTTAACTCGGCGTGTTTCCTCATCAATCGCGCCACTGCTCATGTCAGTAGCACGATGCTGAATTTCAGTAGGAGAGAAGCGTTCTTCTTCGTCGTAGCTGGATGTTTCCATCTCAACTTCTTCGGCTTCTTCGGCTTCGACTTCTTCAGCTTCGACTTCTTCAGTCTCGGCTTCAGCTTCGTCGTGGTGCTTCTCAAAAGTGACCGTCACTGTCTCGTCAGTTTCTTCAACAGCAACAACGTGACGCTCTTGCGTCTCGCTCACTTCGATGATTTCTTCAACGACTTCTTCGTTGTTTTCTACAAGGTCAGTCATGTTCTCACTTTCAGTTTTCATAGTTTCAATGCTTGAGCGTTCTTTGCTAGACATTGGATGTCCTAATGGTAGCAAATCTGTGTCGTGTTTTCCAGACTTATAGCGTCCCGTTCTCAACACGGTCAAAAAGTTGTTAACTCTGGCCATTGCCCACTGTTGTGGGGTCTTAACACTAGGGCGAGAGATACCAGCAGTTGCCGCCGCGCCGATGCCTCTGTCGTAAACTTTAGCAAGCGTTCCGGCTGTTGTGCTTTTGGTTTTTGCGTTGTTTACTTCTTCGTTGTGTTCTTTTGCCTTGGTGCGGAGTGCTTCCTGCGTGTTTTCAGGTAAGTCTTTCAATGCTCTTTCGGCCCGTTCTTCTTCTTTCTTCAACAAGTCGGTTATGCCTTTTGACCATGTTTGCCCTGCTGTGCCGCCCCACAAATCCCACGCGACCCGCCAAGCAGTAGGCCCGCCATCGTTCTCTTTGGCGTCGTAGTGCTTGGCCTTGTTGGTTTCGTGTCTGCTGAAATAGCTGTGCATCCGCTTGACGGTGTCCTCAGACAATCGCTTGCCATTCGAGATATCACGCGCACGAGCAACGCCGACTGCTGTGCCACCG